CCTGTCCCACCGCTTTCTGTAAAGCGGGAGCGAGTTCACTGGCACCAAGGGCGGCCAGGGGGTCTACGTTCGGAGCTGGTGGCCGTTGAGGTTGGGGTTGCCCCCCGCCGGCAAGAACCCCTTCATTCGCCGCTAATGCCCTGGCTAGTGCGGGGTCTTTTTTCGCCGCATCACTTATCGCCTTTAACTGGAGGGCTTGGTTTTGTCGTTCACGTAGGTCTAGGTCTTCTTGTCGCCGTTTGGATGAAACGCTAAACTTATCCGACTCGAGTTCTCTATCCAGTTCCTTTTGCTTGATCGTAGCGGCCTGGTATTCCTCCTGCGCCTTTAGCTTATCGCGTTCCAGCGCTAGCTTGTCGACGAACTGCTTGGTTTTCTGCTTATTGGCTATTATCTCACCAATGGTAGCAGAGAAGCTTGAGGCGGCTTGAGTGGGGTCAACCTGCTTGGAAAGTAGTGCAGCTATTTCATGTGGTCGGATTGCCATTTACTTACTCCGGTTTCCCCGTACTTCCCATGCTCCCCATTCCTGGCACATCCATCCCCAGCGCCTTCATCACCACCTCTAGACCCTGCATAAACTTCTGCACACCCTGGTCGTTTTGGTTCATGCTTTCCTTAGACGTTCCAAGCCCAAATGACGCTAGTGTTTCCATAAGGTCTGTGGTCGAATCGAATATGCCCCCGAACCCCGGGCCGGTTAAATCGGTAACAAGGTTACTTGCATCCATCCCTGCGATTATCGGAGCTTCCACCCGCTCCTTCCCGAGTTTTTGTGACGTAGCTGCGCCAGATAAAACCCCGAGTAGGTTGTCGGCACTTTGTTCGTCAATGCCACTCGTCAGGTTCGACAGGAGTTCCATCACCCGGTCTTCTGATAGGTCTGCTAGGTTCGCTGATTCAATACCGCCTATGGTTTTGGCCAGGTCGGCCGCGTCAGCACCAGTCGCAGCCCCTGTCCCGGCGATGGCTTTATTAATGTTCTCCATTCCAACCGCGCGTTCCGCCGCGTCCGCTGCGCTTGTTATCGCGCCCATTGTACCGGCCCAACCGCGTTGAGACTCACTAGCGTTGAGACCTAGTGTTCCGCCGAGTTGTTCCCAGGCACGCTCTTCCCCAAGGCGTTTTAGATTATAATCCGCCTCGCGATTTGCCTGGTCGGCCCTGAGCTCCCCGATTCTACGACCCTCCATGTCTTGAGCGGTGGTAGATCCGTATGAACCGCGGGCTGCAGATGCGCGTTGCTGGTCTTCTAAAGACCGCTCAATCGCCGTATCGTAGTAAGTGCCGAAGCCAGGTTCCGCGGAAACGTCTGGACGATTCAACATATGCTGACTATAAAACTGCATTGCCGGGTTGTCAGCCCCGGTCATCCCCTCCAACCCCCTCATCCTCTCCATGAATTCCGTGGACTGGGTGGGATCCATATTCATGCTGGTGAAAAAATCCTCCATCTGTTTGTAGAAATCACCAGACTGGGTGGGGTCACCAAAAAAGCCCTGAGCACCTTCGAACTGATCTTGTGTAGAAGTGGGGGTGTTTCCATACCCCTCTAGTATCATTCCACCCAGGAGCTGTTGAGAAAACCCGGGTTGCATTAGTAGGTCTTTTATTTGTGGAAACAGATCCTCAAACGTGGTTGGAAGCTGGCTTTCGCCCGGAGGGGTAGCTTCTGTTACCAAATCCTCTACCGCCCCCATCCCACCTCGGATATTCGGGGCGGGGGAAGATCCACCCTCCGGCTGCATTTGTGGATTCCGTGGTATTCCTAACGCATCTCCCACCCGGGTAGGAAAGACGCCAGGTTGTGGGAGGTATTTGGACCCGGGATCCAGTTCAGTGCTGGGATGAGGGGTTAATCCTGGTAAAGGTTGCGGGAGGTATTTGGACCCGGGATCCGAGTTGGTAGTAAGGGATGATTTTAGCGAACCCGGTAATGACTCGGTAAATACCGGGGGTAATCCCGTTGGCCCTGATATAGCGGTGGTTGTGGATGGGGTCGGCCTTGGTGCAGCGGATTTTACTTTCGTGGTTCTATACGCCATAATTCACCTAAAACAAATCCCCGAACAGCGGTAGGCTCTGCAGGCCCTTGAAGAAGTCACCCACCAGCGGAACATCGCTCAGGGCACCCAACGGCCCGGGTTTTCGCGGAGCGTTTGCTTTTGCTATGGCATCCGATTCAGCGGTTGCGGTACCTAGCGACTGCCTTCCACCGGGATAGGCGCTAGTCATAGATAGTAAGCCGCTGATATCAGGCGCGACATTACCACCGTACACCTCGTTCATTTTGCCGAACAACGGCTGGAGTGACCTAAGTTGCTGTTGCATCGCGTTCATACGAGCTTGCTCGTTCTCTTGCTGATACTGTGCTATCGCCTTGGTTAGCATGGCGAGGTTTCGTTTGTGTTGCTTTGACTCCGGAGCCTCTGATAGACCAAACGCCTGCTGCGGTCCACTGGTGATTCTTTCTAATCCAACGCCCATCTATACCCCCAAGGTATCGTAATCTTCAATTATTCCAACAATTGCCATTTCATCTGCTGTGGAGAAATCAAATCTCCAGTTTCTCGTTCGGTACACACCCAATGAGTTTAATTCTACCACGGGGTGTTGATCAATGCTAGTGCCCAAATCCACCCAGAGTGGATCACACCACTCGCCCGGCTCGTCTGCATAACTAATTCTCAGCCTTTGTGCGGTGGTGGTACTCGCGCTGTTTGTACCACGTTTTAGCAGTATTTGTATACGTTTACAGTGTTTTCGTTCTGTTGTAACCCGGCTTACAAACCCGCTTTCCACGTATGCCTCTATCGGTACATCGAAATCCGTTTCAACCGACCGGCTTAATTCCACCACGTAACCATCTGTCGTTCCAACGATATTTTTACCAGACTGCATTAAAAAGGTATGGCAGTTTACACCCAACGGTTCCCACATCCCAGTTGATGCGGATCGCTTTGCCCACTGCGACCAGCCCCCGTTTGTCTGCTTGACGAAGGTGAGCCCGTCTGTAGGGAATGTCCATACCATACAATCCACCGGCGGTTCATACACACGATAGCCAAAACAGTCCGTGACTGACGTGAGGTTCTTGAGATCCCCATCAATGTCAGTGGACATGGGCTGATAAGAAAGACCGTCTGAGATTACGAATCTTCGCTTGTCATCCAACCAGGCGAAATTCTCGTCTACACGTACAATTGAATAGGGGGCGGAACAGCCTAGATTAATGGTTTGCGCTGGTGCAAATGTCCAGGTAGGGTCTGGTGAGAAGAGCTGCAGCGTGCTTCTGCCAAAAACAAAAACCGTGTTTGTATTCTCACCAAGCGCTACAACCGGGTCAGGCCTTGCTTCCGCCGTAGCAGAGCCGGATAATCCAGACAGTGTCCAGACTTCATGACCGGTATACACCGTTCCAGTAGCTATAGAAGAATACCGTACCTGTGAAGTGTCTGTTTTCGGATCGTTTATCAAAAGTCTAAGGCTGTTTGCTATAACGTGGGTCGCATCCGGTGGTGAGCCACCAAGTCGGCTTGATATGTTGGTCGCAAGAACTATCTTTTGTGGTGCCTCCCCAGCCGCGAAGACCAACAACGCCCCGGTTTCCGCAACCTGCGGTCGGGCGGTGCCGAGAAGCCTTTGATTCAGGTTTTGGGAAATGGTGGTATATCCACCAGCGGTAATCTTGTAGAGGTCGTGGATGCCCAAAGACGCCCCGGTAGCATAGAGCACACCGCCGTAGGTCGCGTGGATGCAATCGATGCCACCTGAGTTTATCTGGCTTTCCGTCGCTACCGTTGTGAACGCTAACCCAGGTCTACGAACCAATGTATCCGTAGCATCCCTGACAACGTTCATTGCAATTGCCGAACCCCCGCCGAGCTCTTCTTGTGAGCTACGTTGTTGATTGGTAAGCGGGATTGGTTTTTGCGGCATTAGATATTCCCGGTTATTTCCACCTCGCCCCACTTATATGGTCCGAACAGGTAGGCCATTCGAAATGTAAGAATCCGGTGTGAACTGGCAGCAACGGTAAACACACCTGTACTTTCTGCGAAATCATCAGATGAAAGGGTTATATTACCGGTGGCAGCCCCGCTATTGGAATTATGAATTACGATTGTAAACCAAGACCCCAGTGGCATGAGATCGGCGGTAAGCGTAAGCGCCGTTGCATCAGATCTTGTGATGTGTATCGATCCGTAGTCCATGGTGTTAAGGCGTATCGTAGCTGAATTATCCGTTCCAAGGTCTATGTTCCTATTTTCCCTCGAGCCATAATGAACGAATCCACCCGCCGTCTCTTCTCCAGCTCCGTATAATGTCATATCATCGGAAAAGTGGTTTCCCGCTTCGTATACATTTATGTTGGCGGACCCTAGATCTAGCCCTTGAACCGTTGCGGTGGCGCTACCGATGAAGTAGTTTCCCGTAATAGTGACAGACTGAATATCCGAAACCGCCGTGCCGTAACAATCTATAAACGTTAGGGTGGCTGCGGTGGTCATTAGGGAGGAATCGAAACGGCAACCAGATATAAAGCACGACTCAGCTCGTATCATGTCGCAGGTCACCGCGGTCTGGGTTGCTGAAAACTGAAATCTACAACCAGTAAACGAGTACCACGCCATGTCCTCGTCGGTTCCGCTTGATCCGATATATATCGCATGGTCGGTGTCTGGGATTTCCTCGGGATGGAAAAAGCAGTCATCGAACCTAACGACCGCGTGGTCTATGTCGATGCTTATGATGGTGTCGGCTGTGTTGGTGCCACCAAATGAGCACTGCTGGAAGGTGGCGAATGTTTCAGCTGTAGCACCGTATAAAAGCAACCCGGTGTACGACTGGGCCGCGGAAAAGGCTATTCCCTTTACATATTGGAATCCACCGTTGCTACCACCGGATAACACCAGTAGGTTGTTGCTAGCGTGGTCCATGGTTATAAACGTGTTTTCTGGCCCCAATCCCAATAGAGACACGTTTGCTGGAAGGCTAAGAGAAGTTGTAACCCGATAGGTTCCCGCTGGAAAGAACACAATTCCACCACTCGCAGTCGCCGCGGTTATAGCAGCTGTAATAGCGGTGGTGTCGTCTGTGGTTCCATCACCCACGGCACCGTAGGCTGAGCTTTTTACGTTGAAAAACAACCCTGAAACCGTGCCCAGCGCAGCCTGGATTGTGGTCGATGAACCCTCTAGTAATACGTTAAAATCGATTGATCCCGCACTTGTGTTCCAGAGATTCAGCACCTCCTGTAGTGTGATCGGCTTACTCGTGGCAGATGCCCCAGTGGTGTAGTCTGTCCCGGTAAAACTCACCCCGGAGTATTCCACGATAGGCGCACCCACCATCTCGGTGAATGCCCGCACTTGACTTCCAGCGAAACTTTTTACTATTACGTCTACGCTTTGATTTACGTAAACGGTTGCGCCACCGTTTGTGTCCAGTGTTACATCCGCGCCGGTCGCGACCGCTCCGGAACCATCGTAACCGGTGTAATACGTTGCGCGAGTCGCTGTTCCACGAACATAGATTTCCGCGGTACCGCTACCGGCACCATTTACACCACATGCAAGCGTTGATACAAGCTGCATTAAGTAACCCCATCCCAATCTATCCGACACCCGCCGGATTGAGTAGATGCGTTAAAGTATCCCACCGCGCTCGAATGTATCCTCACATCCGATCCGCGAAGTAGTGATACGCTTTCGCCTATAACCATCGTAGGTTGCTGGTCCACCAGGTCCACCGCGTGGTACTTAGACCAGCCGTATGTGCCACCATCTATAACCGCACCGTCGAGCACAACCGCGTGTAGCGTTGAGCCGGAAACGGTTCCAATCGCAGCATACGGTTGCGTTGCGATGGAAGTGGCTGTTGAGATGAATGTAGTGTTTTTAAACACAACGGACGACCCCTGGGTTATTTCCACAGCATAGTCATCGTCGTATTGCCCACACTGGAAGTAACATCCGGTGAATATCACGTCTCCCGTGGAAAACGCAGAAGATAGAACCAGCTTGGCCGCCGAGTTCGCCTGGAGCTCCTCTTCAAACCAAATATTTCTAAACTGCGCATAGTTTTGCGCCGTTATACTAAGCATCTGACCTGCTGCCTGATTATTGGTAAGCTTTACAGTTGGAAGCCCACCACTCGAACCAGCGCCTATGACGGTGAGATCTTTGCTAACTGTAATCGTAGCCGCAATCGTTTCCTCATGTCCATCCATAAGCACGACAACATCCCCACTTGCCGCATTGGTATTGGCCTGGTCAAAGGTTTTCAACGGGGCCTGTCGGCTCTGGCCAGCGGGTGACACCGCGTCTGTTCCGGTCCCATAGTGCACATACCAAACGTTGCCGTTTACTTCTAATGGGCTTGTGGTTGCTAAAGAATCCCCTAGTGTTTCCCCTATGCCGTTTGGTAGATGTATAATCGACATTGTTTATTCCTAGTCAATGGTATTCCTGTATCCGCTCCATGGCGTTGAGTGCATAAAGCTTAGTGGCTCCACCGCAGTCTCATTGGACTTTTGCAGTAGCTTTGTTTTTATCCCCTTGGCTTCCGCGTTGAGCATTTGGCATTTATCCGCTGGCAACGAGTTGGACATCGCTAGTCTGAACGCCAGCCGCCATTCTAGGTATTCCGTCCACGTTACGCCGAGATCCACCGTGTTAGTTCCGGTGGTTGAATCCGCGGAAAGTCTTTGGACTTGTAGCCGTAGATAACCGTTCTCATCTGGAATGGGCCATAAAAAGAGGTTCATCGGCGAATACGACTTATACAACATGTAGTATTCCGGAGTGCTGGAGCTGCTCTTGTCGGGGAATACCTGCCATTGAGCCATGGTAGCCGGCTGAACCAAATACTCTTCTTGAGCCTCTAGAAGTGTTGAAGACGAATCCTGGAAAACCGCATCACCGACAACATCTAGAACATAACTCGGCAATGCATATTGCTTGATATCAGCTTCAATAGACAGGTTGTACAGCACCTGTGACCGGATAGGCACGCCCTCAACCTGCAGGCTATTCACGATACTGTTTAGATAGTCACGCCCAACCGCAAGCTTATCAGCCCACTGTGGGGGGTTTAGCCTTTGCTGGTCATTTACCAGCCCGGCCTGTACATATGCCGTCAAGACGATCTGATCGATGGTCTTCTCGGTTCCGCGATTATCGGATATCGTCATGTTTTATAACCATCCCTGTGACCCCGGAAACCCGAAGTCACAGAGCGTGGGAGGATTATGCAGATACGGTGCCGACTACTTCAGAACCGGTTTCACCAGCCGTGTTTGTTACACTCGGTCGATGAAAGTGCATAATACCAGTGCTCGTCAACCATGGGGTCAACGAAGCGGTGTCTAGGTAGTTGAACGATTCGTTGATGGAAATGCCAGATACAGCCGCCAACCCCGTCACACAACAGGTGCTCAAGGCTTTTCGGTTGATATAGACGTTGTCCTTCAAATACACGTTCAGAGAGGCGGCGGTAACGAAGCGTACTAATCCCACCGCTACGTTCGAGGTCGCACCGGCGATATAGTTGCCAATGAGAACCGCACGATGTGCAGCGTTGAGATCCATAAACGCTGTGCACTCACCCGCGGTGGCTCCGTAACAAATATTGTTTTCGAAACGGAAATCATCACCAGTTACAGTGAAACCCTGCGTTACCTTGTTGTTCGCGTCAGTGGAAAACCGCATCAAACACCCGGTTATTGCACACCCGGCGCCAGACACGGTAATCGGAGCTGCCACTGTAACGGTTCCCGTACCTGGTTCCAGGTTTAGGATACAGTTGTGCAACCCAACATTAGCCACGTCGAACAAGAATGTAGAGGCAGCCGCAGACCAGGTAAAGGCGGGGCGACCAGCGCCATCACCGATACCAACGATTTGAGTGCCGGCAACAAGGCTATCCATCGCATCTGCCGAAGCCACGTTTTCCGTGTGCCCCGGAAGAGCAAAAATATAGTCCTGTCTGTCAGACTTACAGCGCGCTAATGCTTTGTTGAGCGTCTTAACGGTGTTGTTCTTAATGAAAGAGTCATCACCATCTCGAACACCATCTGCGTGTAGAAACGCCGCTACGTGCGCCGTTGGCGGAATGGTTATCCCATACCGATTATAAAGCGAACTTTGCATTGCGTTCATAAAAGTGTTGGTAGCCATTTATGCCTCCACGCAGTAGAAAGCCCTCGCATCGCTACAGCCAACAACAAACCGAGTGTCGGTAGAATAACGCATGACTTGCGGACCCTCTTCTCTCCAGGCTCGACCGCGGGGTCTACGCCAGAAGTAGATTTTTGCAGGGTTGTCAGCGTCGGTCTGAATACACCAGTTGGTAGTCGAAGCGTTCCAGAATGGAGTCGCGACAGGCTCGGCCTCTAGGCCGGTTTCAGCAGCGGATACAGCGTTGATGCCTTGATAGGTCTCGGGAGACTGACCGGACTTCAATACCTGCTTCCATGCGAACTTTTGCCCATGCGGACAAACAACTCGCTTGCCGTTGTAACCCTCGATCTCACCATCGTGTCCCACCATCGCGGTGATGTCACTTAGCGCACGCTCAAGAGCCGTAATCGACGGCGAAAGCTGTGGAGCTGCCATGTAGTTGCTAAACGTACCCGCATTACCCAAGGTGTGTGACGCGGAGCCCAGGGGCAGTCCGTCACCAATCGGATAACTCGTGTTGAACATGCGGTTTAGTAGATCATGAGATACAACCTCGATGGTCTTCATAATCGCACGCTTGGTTCGTTGAGCTAATCGTAGCACTTGCGGGTGCTTGTTGTCTTCCAACGCTTCTTCGGTAATCTGAAGAATAACGCCGTACTTCACCGGGATGTACCGGAAACGCGTGTGCTCACCCATGGTAGCGGTCGGTAGGTCAGTACCTTCCGGAACCTCAAAAGCAAGGCCAGGTCCGTAGGTTTCTAGATCATCGATCTGTCCGCCTGAACCAGACTCTTCTTTGAGCCACTTGTTGTAGTACATTTTTCCCGGTCGCTCTTTGTCGTCGATGACTTTGTTCAGCATCACTTCGAGCGAGGTAGCTTCGGTACTTCTCATAACTAGGTCTGCCATAATATTCTCCTATTAGATACCAGCAACAAGCTCGGAAGCTTCCGGAGTACCAGCAAGCCCTGTAAGGTTGAACTCTACCAACAGTTTGACGTAACTTCCTGAGAAGTCCCGGTTGTGAATAGTGTCGGATATACCGACTATGCGCAAACTATCATCAACGTCTGTTGGATCGACTGTGGAAATGTCAGCGTATGGATCTGCCGCCACCTTGGTGGTGTCGCCTGGAACCACGAATGCGCAGTTCGCGTTAATGTGTGCTACATAACCAGCGTAAGTAGTTGCTGTAACTTTGTCATCAACGTCGACTTCCCAAATGTAAGCATCCGCACGGTAACAAGCGACCCATCCGCGCCTTGCTTCTACCGTACCCCATGCTGTCGCGTTAGGGTAGTATTTCCCATGTTTCATTATGCCGGTTGATGCATCGTAGTACGGATAGATACCGCAACAGATGTAGTCAACCTCTTCAGTCGTAAGGGCAACTTTTACGCCACCCGTAGCCATGGTTTTGAGTGGGTCACCCGGCCATATATTAACCGAATTGGCGCTGTCATCAACGTCGTCCTGAGCGGTCGCAACCGTCATTCTTACCGGAGAGGTAAACGCACCAATCTTGGCCCTATACGGTCGAAACCCATAAATGTGTAGGTTGTCAGCCATGTAAGTCTCCTGGATTATGCGGGAGCTGGAATATCCACATCATGGCGATCAACAATGACGCCATCTACTCCCGTGAAGTTCTGTCCTTTTTCCTTCTTGAGTCTCATTTTGTTCCGAAGAGCATCACAGACAGCCTGTCGTTTTGCGTTATATGCAGCGAGTTCTTGGTTATCGATAGACATCAGCATGTGACCGCGAAATAAAATGGGTTCACCATATTTTGCCGTGCTATAACCGTTGTACTTCGGCCCACCTTTCCGTACCGTTTCAACGACATAACCCTGATCCTCGTACCTGGCAACAGCGTCGCCGTCTCGAACAAGCGCGCCAACATAATGGCGGTTTGGATCACAGTTGGTCAGTCCCATCTGCAGTTTACGGAATTGGTCGTGAGACGAAGTCGCAGATGATTTCCGCGGATCCGTTCTAACGCTATCTTCGCTGGATTGGCTTTTTCGATACTCTTCCAGTTGGTTGTGTTTTGCCATACATTCTCACCCTGCTCTCCTTGCGCCTAGCAGCTGGCTTCCCTAAGAATGTCTGGCTCCAACCAGGGATCGATTGCGCCGAGTCAAAAGCGTACACCGGCAAGTCTAATACGCTTCTGCACTATAAATGTTATTTGTTTAGTTTTGTGTTGTCAAGGGATTTCTTTTGTGTTAACCCCGAACCTCTTTTGCGAACCTTTTGTACATCTCTTCTTCAGACATCTCGGTGTCTGAATAAAACTGTCTCGCCATGGCTTTTTCCGTGTCGGTTAGATTGACGGGGGCCTTTCCACGTCTACCACCGGTGGTGGAATAATCGCTTCCCACCCCGGAAAACCGGTTTTTAGACGCATCGGTAGACTTGGAGTGCTCACCGATTCGAAACCGCTGGCGAGTTCGGTTCATAACATCGTCGAGAATCTCCATCGCCTCCTGTTGCGTAGGGGGGTGCTCGCGCTCCGCTATGGTTGATTGCATCTGACCGGTAGCCCAGGCCGTGGCGCGTTGGTTTGTGACCACATCCGCGTACTTATACCTAAGTGCCTGGATTTGTGGGGATTCCTGCGGTTGCTGCGGTTGCTGTTGGGCCGGTCGGTCGAACTTTCTGGACCTAAGCTCGTATTGCTCATCGTCCAGCTTTTTTGTTTCGCGTAGGTATTGCTCGCTTTCGGCGTCGGTTAGCGTCTCGTTGTTGGCCGCCCTGGCATTGATCTCACGAGATAACCTTACACGTGCGTTGTAATTTTCCATCAGCGCTTTATCAACATCGTCTTCTTCTTGCTTTTTCTGATCACTGCCAAGGCGACCCTCGATTTGGTTCAACCGTCGCTCAAGCTCCACGGCACGCTGATCGGCCCGAAGCGCGCGCTGTTCGGCTTCGTACTTATCACGCTTTGCCTCGGCCACGAGATCACGACCACGCTGACGGCGTTTTTCTTTCCAGGTTAGTTTACCCTCTTGCGACCCCGAATCGTCGTCGTCTAGCCCAGAGCCGGAATCCTCGATAGATCCCGGTGAACCGTCGATAGGTTCGTCTTCGTTCTCTAACACATTATCATTTTCGTCGTCAAACATACTTTCTCCTACAGGTCATCCGGGCTAAAACCCTCTACAGGGTTCCACTGCTTACCCTTATCATCAACATAGAAATGTTGGGTTATCTTTGTGCCATCCTTAAGCTCACGGTCTCGTGTAATGGTCCTTGCTTGTCTAGTGGCAAGCGCGTGCGCTAAGTCAATACTCGCGACTATCTCACCAGCTCGCAACACCACAAGGTTTATATCTTCACCGAGAATGGTGTCTACCGGTATACGATAAAACGCCAGCTGGGTGTAAAAAACCAGGTGGCCTAAATCAACGCCGTTGCTTCTAAGGATATCTAAAGCCTGAACACCAGCGGTTACGATTACACCACTCGGGGTTGTTCGCCGTTCGGCGGTTTGGCGAATCTCAGTCTTTTTTATCAACCCGCCCTCGTCATAGAACTCCTTCTCCTCTTTCTGCACCTGGTATACCAGTATGCGATCATATACCGCTGATACACCGAATACCTCATCGGGGATGTTGTACCGCTTACGGCGTATGTCCAGCAACGAACCAGGTGACACACTTGGGATGGTATCTGATACCCTGTTTTTCTTTGCTTCTTCCCTAGCCTCTTTGATCATCTTCCGGTCCTTTCGTTATCGCTGTAATACACTCCGATAGCATCCACCAACGGCTATAGGCATACATTACCTTTGGGTCAGTCGTTTGCGCAAGAGAGCTTTGCAACCCTACCCACGCATCCCTAAGCTGTAGCTTTAGGTTGTTTAGAAACGTTTGTGTATACTTCTGTTCTTTCCAGCTGCTGTGAAGCTGCTGTAGCTCCTCTATATTTTCAGTCATAAACCTCTTATTGCATTTGTTGCTGTTGGGGTTCCGGCTGCGGTAAACTCATGGGCTGTTGTTGCTGTGGTGGGGCTGGGCCAAGCTGTGCGATTAGCTCCGGGGTTCCAAGGGCTTCAAAGTAATTCTTGAGCGCTTGGTATTGAAACGATGCATTCTGCAAAAGATAGGGGTTCTGTATCGCCATGTCTAGCACCCTTTGTGCCTGCTCTAGCTTTTGGGCTTGGCTGGTGTACTTTAAATCAGACCGAATAGTGGTTGAATAGTCGCGCTCGTACAGGCGCTTGTCAATGCGCTTCGTGGTCTGACCGTTCTTATGGTCATTCACCATGAAAATCTCGATGTCATCCATGTAGATTGCATTGAGGCGAGCGTTATTCTTTAGCATTTGCTGAACAAAACGGGCATAGGAGCGAGTGGTTACGCTAAGCTGCTTGGTAGCCTGCTCTACCCTGGTAGCAATACCGCGGAAGGTCTCACCGCTTTTACCAGGCTCACCAGATAACACGTCGGGAGATTGAATCGCCGATTGGCCGGCTGCGATAAACATCTCCACAAGTTCCTTCATCTGTGGATTTGCTTGCCCCGGCGTAAACGGCATGATGTTTGCCTTCAGGTCAGAGCCGTATATTCCGCTGACAGTGTTGACTTGAGCAGGGCCAATCTTAAACGGGCTTTTCCAACGCACTAGATCAGTTGTGATCATCGTGGGACAGTTTGCCAGGCTGGCCGTATCAATATACTGGCACAAAAGAATATTTGCAGCGATGTTGTACGCGGTTACAATCCGACCATAGCCAATCCCGCTAACACCGGTAAGAGACTCGATACACACAGCGTGACTGAACATGTGTATAGGCTGGCTCTTTTTTGGCGATGGCTCTTCCTCCATATCTGACGGGTTCTTCATCCAGGAAGGCGCGGGTGGTGGCTGAGCTTCAGGCCCAGTAAGCTCGGCCATACCGACATCGCCCTCTTCGAGTTCTCCAGCATCCGCGCGATCCGATATCAGTTGCTTTTGAAACTCGAGTTGAGATGTAATTGCTTGATGCTGTTGGTACTGATCCCTGTACATATCAAGCTCACGGCGTTGGGTTTCGAATCGGATATTCTCTTCCCACGGGGCCTCTTCATGAATACTTAGCCCCAGCATCCCGCCGGTTTTGTAATCGACAAACGCTTGAATAAAGCGCTCTCGCCTTTGGTTGGGTAGCGAACACCACCCCTCGTACTGTAATACGATGTACGGCGCTGTCATTAGCTCGTCTACGTCGTATCCAAGTTTATCCGCATTGCGTAACGCGAACTCGGGCTGTGGGTCATCGGCCCAATCGGGTATCTGCCCATCGAGAACCCTATCCACGCCGTACCAAATGCCGCGTTGAGCTTCTAGGGAATGGCGATATTTGCGTATAATCCGCACGCGATACGGCACGTCGGAGAAATCCGGCATGGTAGACACCGCGGTAAACGGCACAACGAAATCATCCATCGTTAGGATTTCATGCCGGTTCCGCTTTGTCTTTGGATCGAAGTAGCTGTGACCGACCACATCGCCGAATAGGTAGAAGTGCAGCAAGCCGCGCTGCATCTGTCGGGGGAAGTCAATTATTTTTTGCGTTAGTTGCCAATTTCCATGCAAGCTAAGCAGTTCGGCCTGCTCCACGTCGTCCGGTCCGACTGGCATAACCCCAAACACATTCGTCCAGTCGCCAAATAGTTCTGATTCCGCACGATGGGTCAGCCTGGAGATGTTCTCCAACACAATGGTTAGAGACACATTAGCCATGTCCTTGAACTTACTGCTGCGTTCTGGCAAAACGTTGGTAAACAGATCCCACTCTAGCTTACGCTGCTTACGAGCCTTTTCACCCGAACACCAAGCCTCGTCAAAATCCTCCAGAATGTTCACCGACAGGTCTTGTAGCGCCTGGACCCCATCGGGGTGTTGGGCGAACATTTCGACTAGGTTATCTGCGTTGTCGTCGTACTCGAGTTTTTGTGGTTGTTCAGTATCTAAAACCGTAACCGTATCCGTCGCCATCTTTGCCTTCTACCTCCGTTGGTACACGTGTCCATTCTCTTACGTTTCTTAGGCTTGTACCAACTCCTGGCATTGACGCATATGCACACGCATACAGCACGTTATCATGCCAGTGATCGTTTTTGGAATCTGCTGGAACATTCGGGTTTTCTTTATCCGTTTTCACGGATGGAATGATTTGTATAGTCTTCTGACAATTGTTGAATACCACGAATCCTGGATTTTTACCACCTTTATCTAAATCGCGCAACCTATTTAGTAACAATTCAGCATTTCTGCCACGGGATTTTTTATTTGCCTTGACCCACTGCACCCCGTAGTAAGCCATGGTGTCTGCTTTACTGCAAACCGATTCACCGCGCTCTTCCCACAACTGTGTGTCTGCCGGGCCGGAAAGCAAAGAAACATTATCCTTCACAAAGCCCATTTTTCGGTCAATTTCCTTTATTCGCAAGGCCATTTCTTTGTCGGTTTTGTCCTGAAATGTAACCTCGCGGATTTGAAAGAGCTGGCCATCCGGGCTCATGGCATACCAGTGCACACAACCGGGGTTTCTAAACCCCCAATCCATCGCCCTGAAAATTTTCCAGTATTCCGGTACTTTGAACGGCTTGCACACGTGTAGGTCTGGATCCCAGTCGTCTGAGTAAAACCCGCCGATAGTCCAGTACCAGTTACCGTATAGTAGGGCCTCTCTAATGTGCCTGGGTTTATGGAGCAGCTCGTCCTCGTACGAGCGGACGAAATCCGGATCAGGGTTGTCATACAGGGTGGCCGGCAGATAAATCCGAGTACGCTTCACCAGCCGCCCGTCCTTGGCCTTCTCGGTTTTGCTAAGAACCTTGTTGCCGTCCGGAAACGGGTCAACGTACCTTCGTCGGACCCATTCGGTATCACCCATCTTGATACCACCGAGGTCATCGGACACGACTGGGTTTGTCATCGCGCGAAACCGCTTCATGCTATCCATGATGGGGTCACTACAGCGCAACCGGGTCATAATCCAATGAACCTGCTCCTCCATAAACTCGATAAGCTCGTCTATGGCTATGTGGGAATACTCTTGCGAGGTGTATAGGCTCCAGTCACCGGGATTACGGCAGTGGCCAAATTGGATTTTATAACCACTACGAAAGGTGAAGTAGCTATCCTTTGAGTTCCACCCAACCGCTGGATCTATTTTGCGAAACAAAACATGCGCACGAGAAAGGGTCTGCAACAACCTTGGCTTAGTGCGCCTTAGGTGCAGCGCCCAACCTTTTGACTCCCCCCAGTTTATACGGTTTGGGTGATCCCGGTTGCTACACCGCTCGTTTTCCACGGCAATTTGCAGGAATGGATCTAATAGAAGTGTTAAGCTCTTACCAGGTCCAGCGGAGCCGGCACCAAGCGCTTCAGTCGTCGCTAAGTTGTGATACCGCATACCCCATTTACTCGGAGTATATATAGCTGGATCAACCGGGAACTCTGCAAACCTCACGGAACTCCTACACCAGCGGTTTCCCAGTCGCCGTCATTGGCCACAAACGACTTGGTGGAATAGCCGGATATAATAGTGTTGCTTGCAGCGCCGTTTATCGTTTCGCCAGATTGGGGTACCACCGTAACAGCATAGCCGGTGCTTTTTGTGATCGTAACAATCCTTGCAACACGATATGAGCTAGGTAAAGTGACGGTTTTTGCCGCGGTGACGTGTATAATCCAATCTGATTCAAGACATGTGTAATCATCGTCGGTTGACACGTACTCGCCGATCAAACGGTTTAAGACAGTGCGAATCTCCAGCACCACGGCTGCTAAATCCGACACATAGTCGACCAGGTTGTCTTTCGATGGCTTTACTACCGGCAGTGCCTTTTTTACGCTTCTTTCCATAGAGGTCCCAATGTATCCATTATTGTGTTGTGGAGTAGTTCTCTAAACTCGCCGACCACCTCGCCCTGGTCATGGAAGTTAGCGGTCCCCTCAAGCCAGGCTCGTTTTTCCTCTGGATGTAAACTCAACCAATCCTTTCCCTGAAGCCCGTATACCTGCAATAGTTTTCTATCAGCCTCATACGCCACCTGCAACATTACCGTCTTGGGGAAGTGGCGGGGAGCTGGCTTGTCCTCACGCCAGTTCAGCGGGGAGTACAAAGCCTTGCGCACGTTTCCCCGACGATCGTTGAACAGAACACAGTCCTCACCATCAATGTTGGTGATTATCCCAGGGGTGCCATCGTGAATGTTTACGCACTTTCTTTTACTCATCGTCGTCACCCAACTTGGTATAATGCGAGCACTGCCTACCCTCATTACTCTCTTGGGGTGGCTGGCCATTTATTTGAGAAAAGCCACACTTTGTATTTGCGCATGTCCAGCAACACTGACCATAAAACCTGTATCGTTTCTCGTTACTCATCGTCGTCACCCCTGCCAAATAACATGGATGCCTGGGTTCGTTCCTCTATGTGTTCTGCCGGGTTTGCATAAACCGCACCGGTGTACCTGATGCAAACACGCCCCTCACCCGATTCGTGTGGTGGGTTTCGGAAAAGCCAACACTGGTCATTCGTACATGACCAACAACACCTGCCGTATTGTGAGTACCTTTCCGAGTTACGGATTTTTTGGGTCAACCACTTATTCATCAACCTGTACCTCCCCGAACTGTTCTACATCTGTCTCAACGTCTTCAACCTGAACCTTAGGTTTCTTTAGCGGCCGGTCTCTTTGATCGCGATTCATTGCCTGGGCCATCATTTTCGCCTTTAGAACCTCGGTAACCAGTGTGGATGCAATCTTCACACCGCTGGGTAAGTTTTTAGATGGTAACCAACCAACCCTGGCCAGCCTAAACCGCTTCCAGGCATCCTCCTCGCCGTATCTTTCCACCCAGCTGGCAGGGGGTTCCTCATCTTCTGGGTTTAGATCAGCAAAGTCCAACACACCGTCTAAAATGTTCAGGCTGCCATAAAGCATGTTGTCATCTATGCGTTCCAGTTGCGTTTGTTTGCTTTTTTTGCTAATTTTAGTCATGGCAGTACGTTACAGTTTAGCAGATATTGCCGAATACCTCAACACCTCGCCCTGGTCCCTGGCAGCCGTATTGCGGGAACTGGGGCTTAAGGCCGTTGGTGGCAAAAAGATCGGACCCAGAAGAGCGGCTAAAATCATGAGGGCCTACCGGCTCTGGTGCGCATCAAAACTGGGCACTGCTTTCGGGATCTCCCGTTCACTAATTCGCGCAGCCGCAATCGCTCCGATCGTTGAGCGCAAGCGTGAACGCGATAAAGCTGTTTCCGCATATACCGAGCGTGACTTGGAGAATTTATCGCAACGCGACGAATGAAGAACACGGTTCCGGCGGAATCTGGAGCGGGATCAATGACAATCTCTGAATATGGCGTTTTTACCACCCGCACTTCCTCCCCACACTCGGTACAGCGACCCACCTAGGCCACCTCTCTATATTTACTCCAGGGGCGATCGACATAAACCAGCTCTTCATCGTCCAACAGCCCTTCTAGCGGCTCAGGAATGTTGTAAAACATCGCCAGATGCATACGCCACACTTCATCACTACGCCACTTCTCCTTTTCCGGGGTCATTCCTTCAGCGTATCTCATGGTGCGCAGTTCTTGATACCGGTCCCAAATTCTTTTACTGATTACCACTGTTATCCCCCACCTTTTGAGAAGCCTTAAGCACACCCGCAGCATGTCCAATGCGGTACCCGGCATCGTACTGATCGTTGCCATGCGTCCACAAACACACCATAAAGCACCACGGCGTTGCCATAAGTAGCATTACCACAACCTGGCTACCCTGGAGAGCGGCATAACTCAAACACGTGTACCAAATCAACGCGATGAACGCTACTATTAAAACCATAATATAGATTCTCATTACAACTCCAGATTCTTTACTGCTGTGGATTCGACAGTATCACCCGCATACCGGTCCCACAGCCGCTTGTCTAAATGTTTCGTATCAAACCCACCCTCCTCACAAGCATGGATCAGATGAATGTATTCATGTATTAGTGTATATTCCTTGTTCTGCTCAGACTGCTTGTCATAAACGTGTATCAAGTCAACGTGTTGTCTGGCTTGCTTTAGATAACAGCCACTCTGATACTCAAAAACAGTGCAACCATCTGTAAAATCACTAACGAGATACACCTCAACCGCCTGTAGGCGCTCGTAGCAGTCGTCACCAACACGACCGACCATCTCTTCCCACGCATCTACCGCGGCAAATCGCGGGCGCTCCACTTCGTCATACGAGTCTAATACGAATTCGTACAAGTCCTCTTGGTAGCAACCCAAAGACAGTAACATGAATATGGTCAACCACTTCATCTCACCAACCCCCCGTTCTCCCATATCTCGTCGCACCGCAGCTCCCCGTTGTCGCGCCACTCGCGGTAACGACCGTGCCGCGCGCCGTGCTCGTACGTCGCGTCGCACCGCAGCTCCCCGTTGGCGTACCATGCGCGGAAACGACCGTGTGGCCTCCCGTTCTCCCACATCTCGTCGCGCCACAGCTCCCCGTTGGCGTGCCACTTGCGGCAATGACCGTGCAACTCGCCGCGCTCGTACGCTTCGTCGAGCGACGGTTGCCCGTTGGTATACCACTCGCGGTAACGGCCCGATAGCTTGAACTTGTGAATCGCCCACGGCACATCAAGCCCAGTTCGCGATGCTTTCTCCATATCGTCAGGCCACGTGGCGCCATCGGGAAACGTCGCCTCGAATAGCTCGACTTGATCCTCACATGCCTTCGCGTCTATTAGTGTTTGCTTCGTGATTTTCATCCCACCCACCTCCCGTTCTCCCACATCTCATCGCACCACAGCTCCCCGTTGTCGTGCCACTCGCGGCAACGACCGTGCAGCTCGCCGCGCTCGTACGTTATGTCGCACCGCAGCTCCCCGTTGTCGTGCCACTCGCGGTAATGACCCGATAGCTTGAACTTGCGAATCGCCCACTGCACATCAAGCTTGGCCCGCGACGCTTTCTCCATGTCGTCGGGCCACGTGGCGCCGTCCGGAAACGTTGCCTCGAATAGCTCGACTTGATCCTCACACGCCTGCGCATCTACTAGTGCTTGGTTCGTTATCTTCATCTCTATTCCTCCCTAGTTTTCTGTCCAGTTCATCTACCTCACGCAACAAATAGCGCCTTGCGTCATGCAACACCTTGCGAGGAACAGTGTTGCCATACTCCAGCTTCATGTGCGCTCTTATGGTTAGTATCAACCACTGCAGCCATTCAGCATGGTTCACTTAGCACCTACAGCCTTAGGTTCGCACACCCGTGCGCTTCGACGGTGTCGGACCCGAAGTCATCCCAAAACCGCTTATCTTCATGGAAGGGATCGGGGTTAATAAACTCGCATGTCGCCAACAAGTGGATGTACTCATGGACCGCGGTGTCCAGCTTTTGCTTATCCGTACGAGTCTCTAGTATATATATCATATCGCCCCCTATCCCGAGGTGTTCAGTCGCCATGTAGCAGCCAACGTAGTTTCCGGTTGGTGATATACAGCTTTCGGGGAAGTAGCCGGCCTCGGTAACCATCGCGTCTACCGACCTGTCGTAACATCTATCTGACACCCGCCCGATGACCTCTTCCCACGCCTCTATCGTCGCCCTTCTAGCATTCTCGTAGTCTACGGAATAGTCCTCGCCTGTTGGTACGGCACAGCCACCGAACAATAGCGAAATACTTACTATCAACGTTATTGCGTTTTTATTCATTATTGTTATTGATCCTATTAATATTCTCACGAGCCTGTTCCGTTGCCCCAATACACAACGCTTCCACACTGCCACCGTAGGCGATCCAGAGGGCGTCTGACACCCGGAACGCCAACCAGCGTAGGGCCTCCTCTAACTCTTCCACCTTGGCCCGACACTGACAGTTTGGTATCGCTCCAGTTCTTATTTTGTCCATTTTCCGTATACCTCCTCTATCTTTGTTATAGCATCTTGTGCGCCGTATGCAACCGCTTGCGCCCAATTATGTTCGCCAAACCAAGCCAGCCATATTCTTTGCTCTAAAGTTGCCCTGTTACCCTTTTGCCTTTTTAGTTCCAGAGCTAGCCCATCAACCAGATGTTTACCACGGTTGCATGGTTTGGGGTATGGTATCATAGCCCGTCCAAAAATCAGTATGTCTGGGAACCCCTTCTTCACACCCATTTTGCTAAGCTTTCTCAGGTAATGTACCTTTGCCCACCTCTGATTTGGCACATGCACCCAGCCGTGGTACCCAAACCGGTTGTTCAGGTACTCGGCCAGAAGCATCTGTTCTTGATCTTCAGTGGGTGGATTTGGTTTTGGTTGTTTTGGTTTCATCTATTCCGGTTGCGGTAACCGATACTCTTCCATTAGTTCAACCATTTTATGCCGTATTACGTCAACCGTTTCATAGTCCATTGACGGGGGGGTGTTGTATTTAAGACATGCTCGAACAAACCCCATCAATTCAGACCAGGCCAAGGCGTAATCCATTGAGCTAACCGCAATGTTTGCCTGGTTACGCTCTGTTTCCATGTCATACTTTAGGATTAGTTTTGGCATGATAGACGCCGTTTTATCTCCAGTATATATTCAACCAACTCATCCCACTCCAAACTTAGAAAGGGATGTCATCACCCGGATCGGACTGGTTGTCTTGTTTGGGTTTGGGCGCACTCGCCTTAAGCTCATCGACAAAGACCTTGGTTTCGTAGTCCCCGGTTTGCCGGTGCTTTGTGGTTCGAACGCTCCCGACCAGCTCAACCCGATCCCCTTGTTTTAGGCCCTGGTTATTCTCAGCATTGTCGCCAAACGCAATGGCATCTGTGTACGACGGGTATTGGCTTGCTTCTGTTTCCGTTTTTACCCCTAAAAGCAAATAGGGGTTACCGCTATTACCACGCTTGAAAACGGGGTTTCTGGCGATCTCGCCGATTAGGTGTACTAGGTTTTTATCCATTATTCTCTTCCTTTCGCGCCGCCTCCTCATCGAGCCAGCAGTTGTAGTTGTGTTCAAACAAGTATCTCAGTATCTCATATTGCCATTCAATCGGACTCATCCTATCGTCCGTGAGCTTGCAGATAAGATTTGTTTTACGCTCTTTGTCAAACCCTGGGCAGTTCGCACTAAGCGGTTGGTATGTTCCGAAATCAAGCAGGTTAGACATGTCTTGACGAACAAGCTCTTTGGCATCTTCCCGAAGCTCATCAAACTCGAAACTAAACGTATGGCGAAGGATGTATCTGGTTGCATCGTAGGTTATTCGTCGTCGTAGGTACTTCCCACGTTCCAGTTCCCGTAAAGTAGACGCCGTCGCTCTTCGGGATCCGTCTTCAGCATATCGAAGTGGTCCCACTGGCCATGACTGGTATTTGAAGTATTTTCCAGCTGTTCGTCTAACGCTCTCCAAATTGCCCTCTTCAATCTTTTTGCACGCTCTGCGGCCCCAACGTTCAACACAAACGGCACCTTCCAACCGTTGAACCACCGATCTATTATCTCGTCCTTGGCTTTCTTGGCCTGGCTGTTCTTAGAGTGACTTACACAGGAATTGGCACCACTCATAAACGGGTTCTTGGTCCCGGCGTGGGCGCATTTTGATTCGCAGGTTTTACAGGCGCTTTTCATATAACCCTGATAAAGCTGGACGGGTCGGATTCACCGGACTTGGCTACCGATCGGCTGGGATAATTTACCGACACTTCTACCGCACTACTTCTTGTACTTGGATTGTCAACTTTTGGATTCATTGTAATTCTGCTTTTCCCAACAACTTATTGCTATCCCATTTCCCTGTATGGCTCCGTCCTAGCTTTCTTAGTATGTACCGAATCATTTTGAATTGCAAGCGGGTGAGAAAAGATTGTGTAAAAAAAACCCATCACGAAATAACCGGGCGTAACAACTATTGCGGGAGGAGGTCACCATAGAGCGCCCTGGGGTATTCGTGATGGGTAAGTCAAGTAACACGAAAGGAGTTTCCAATGAACAAAGCAGATTAGGTCTGTTCTGCTGATTTAGAATTGCATTATCTTGATCTTTTGTCAAGAACACGTTTGATGTAAGCCCGTATCAGACCACGAGTCTTGTGATCCACGGATTTGTACTTAGCTTTCCAGTCCCGATATACACCGTCTACAAAAGCATCCTTAGCAGCCTGAGAGAACTTATCTGATTGGTACCCACCAAGTGTGGCTGCATACTTTTTGAGCAGTTTAGCCGCGTTGGTGTTCATTTCGAAACCCTTCCAATATTCTGGCAATTTTACCAGGTTGATATATGCAGGATGCGCGAGACACCCTTTCTAAAACCCTGGTTGGGCCAGTCGCAGTACGGGCGGCAATCACATACTCATCGGCGCTAATATCATACCACGACCTGTAAACCTCGTACCGCATCTTCGGGCGGGTGTAGTACTTGGGAACCCTAACCCTTTTCTTGGCGTTCATTCTGCCTCCTCTGGTTCGTAACACTTACAGTCGTTTAGGTGGTTATCATAGTCTGGGCAATTCAGTGGCCCCCTACCAACATCCATCGACGATGGCACTGGGTATTCACAAAGTGCGCTTTCACGCAATTCGCCCCCCCACGATGTCCAGGTAACGCGATTTACCCATTTACACTGTTTCATTCTGCCCCCTCTGGTTCGTAACACTTACAGTCGTTTAGCTCGGCGTCCACACACTCCTGACAGCGGGCGGTATAGCCACCGGTGTCGCGTAGTAACACTTTAAACGCCCTGCAGATGTACCACTCACCCGCAACGTCCATAAACCGACACGGCTCGTCACCATACCAGCTACGACAATAGGGAGCACGGTTGTCTATGTTTACCACTATCTTCATTTGGTCCCCCTTGGTTTGAATAAGTCTCAGTATGGCAGAACGTCTGGGATTGTCAATACCGGAAGTTTGTTCATGTAGGTGTTTGGGTGACTATGTGACCACTTCTCCTTGCATGCACTCCGGTTGCACTTAAGATTTTAGCAACGAGGAGGAATGATTCGAGTGGCGCATGGTTTTAGGCGTCGCAGACGGGGTTAAGGTGGTGCAGATGAATTGGCTTCGCGTGGTTAAGCGCCGCGTAGTTAACTACGCGAGTTAACGTTAACGAGTCTTAATTGCAACAACCATGCCACCCACCAACACCCACACTGAATAACTGGAATAGATAGAAAACAACTACACCGCATCCGTTCAGTATTCTAATGTAGGTGTGTAGCAAGTTTGATACAGTTTGGGGCAATAAAAAACGACGCTGAAAAACCCTTTCAACGCCGTCTCACCGCTATAGCACAACCGCTACCAACTCAGGTCGCACACGCTGCTTCTGCTAGACGTCTTACCACAGCGCTAGGAAATGCTCTCCGGTCTCCCGGCATATCTAGCAAACCATTACGGTTGTTACTTATCTATTTAGCTCAACTTGAACGGAAAGTCAAGTCGACTGCCTTATTTTCATACCTGACTAAATTGGTCGGGTTTACTGTTTTGGCAAGTTATTACGTCACTTATTTGCAAGTGTGGTGGATTTTATCCATCACTCAACCCCCAACAACCAGTCAACCGTTACATGCAATACCTGTGCCAACCTGATCAGCCGTGGAATGTTGGGAAACAATCTACCCTGCTCCCAGTTGGCTACACTGCCCCGGGGGACATGTGCCACCGCGGCAAGTTCACACTGGGTCCAACCAAACCGCTTGCGACCCTGAACCAACCTGCTGCCAAATGCTTTATGGTGAGAGGTCATTAGCCACCCTCGATCCACTTATCCAGCTCTTTGTCGAGTAGGGCCTCTTTGTAATCTTCAATACTTCTAGAGCAGGGCAGTGTGGGTACTTCAATGTAAAACACGATGTCTTGTGTAGACCAGTATACACCACCCTCGTCAAACAGGCTTAGCTCCCAGTCGCAATCAAGGAGGTGTACGGTTGGGCATTGTTGGATGTACTTCGTGCGCTTTGTCGCCAAGTAGCAACAATCTGGCTTGAGTTGGATTGGGTCTACTGGGTTGCTTTTCCAGGCCAGCATATCACAGCACACCAATCGACATTAAAAAGATCGTGGTCAGGAATATCAAGACAACCGTCATGATTAGCCCGATTTGTAGCAGTATACGCGGTCCCATCTTATTCCCCATCCTTTCTGAAACACTCAGCAGCAACCCATATGAACCCAAACACTAGGGCTGGGATTGTGATGAAGTATAGTAATAGGTTGATCCACTCTTGTGCGTTGGTCATTCCTGCACCTCCGAAAGCGCTTCCCGCGCTCTGCAGTTGTAACACTGGTAATGATTGGTTCCGATTTTCAAAACCTCTCCTCGTGGCCAGGGCAGGACTCTTTTATGTGGTGCTTTTCTCGTTTACCACTCATTGATACCTGATTGCGACGTTGCCACTCGGATACACTCGAGTATACCGATCCGTTCTCACCGCCCCAGAAACACCGGTTGTCCAGATTCCCCCACTTACACGTGTTACACCAGAGAAAGTTGTGGGGTTCCGGCCGGTCTGTCTTCTCGCTTTTTAGGTGGGCAAGTGCTCTTTTGATGCGGTCTGCTTCCAGGTTTAGCTCCTGCAACCTTGCTTCAAGCTGATCGATTATGCCTTGCATCATTCCTCCTTGGTTAGTATGGGTGGGCCGCACCCATTTGATTAGTATAGCAGCAAATTGGGGTGGGTCAATAGGGTTGGGCTGATTATCTTACCTAAAACTGGGTTGCCCAACGGGATTCGAACCCGTGTAACCTGGTCCACAACCAGGTGTCTTAACCAACTGGACTATGGGCAACATGGTATTATAGCACAAAGGGGTTGGTTTGGGCTAACTTATTTTATTTAAAACTATGCTGGGTGGATGCCCCCC